GGCTCAGTTTGCCCAGCGCGTCGCGGAAGGCTTCATAATCATCGGAGCTCACCGGGAACAGGCCGGCATACACCTGCGGTTTCACCTTCTTAAAGCCAGGCAGCGCTTTGTCTGCCGGGTTGCGGGCGGCGGTCAGGGTATCGCCCACCGGCGCGCCGAGGATGTCTTTGATCGCGCAGACCAGCCAGCCTACCTCGCCGCATTTCAGCTCGGTACGGTCAACCTGTTTCGGGGTGAAGATGCCCAGACGATCAGCGTTATACACCTGGCCGGTGCTCATGACCTTGATCTTGTCGCCCTTGCGCATGGTGCCGTTTTTAATCCGCACCAGCGACACCACGCCGAGGTAGTTATCGAACCAGGAGTCGATAATCAGCGCCTGCAGCGGCGCGTCCGGATCGCCTTCCGGCGGTGGGATATCGCGCACCAGACGCTCCAGCACGTCGGTCACGCCGACGCCGGTTTTCGCTGAGCAGCGCACCGCGTCGTGGGCGTCGATCCCGACGATATCTTCAATCTCGTCCGCTACGCGCTCAGGGTCGGCCGCAGGCAGGTCGATCTTGTTGAGTACCGGAACCACTTCGAGATCCATCTCCATGGCGGTGTAGCAGTTGGCCAGGGTCTGGGCTTCTACCCCCTGCCCGGCGTCTACCACCAGCAGCGCGCCTTCGCACGCGGCAAGAGAACGGGAAACTTCATAAGAGAAGTCCACGTGGCCCGGGGTGTCGATAAAGTTCAGCTGGTAGGTCTCACCGTCGCTGGCCTTATAGTCCAGGGTGACGCTCTGCGCCTTGATGGTGATCCCGCGTTCGCGCTCAAGATCCATGGAGTCCAGAACCTGGGCTTCCATTTCACGATCAGAAAGGCCACCGCAAATCTGGATGATACGGTCAGACAGCGTCGACTTACCGTGGTCGATGTGAGCGATGATTGAAAAGTTTCTTATATTCTTCATATATAAGGATTTTTTAACCTTATTTCGTATCGTTTTCTATTTAATGGACACATCGGTGGACACAATCGCAAACCTACCTGTCCGTATGTTGGCCTGCATATTACACTGTAGTGGCTCAATCGTCAGCATGGGATACATTACAGGATTGTTCATCGGTACAGATCCGTTTCGCAACCAAAGTGGCTATGTCCGCTAAACTGGACAATCATCATCCCTCCATGTGCGATTGATGACGAATGTCACTATTCCTAACACAACGACATCGTCGAGAGCTTCGCCTTCCAGCGCCTCACCGTCTCTTGTAATAAATGCGCGGCCAATGACTTTTGCAAAATCTGTACCGCCGGAGTACTGGATCAATACCGTGTCCTGCTGCTTTGGCTTAACGGAGAAATCCACTACGGCATAACCGGTTTCTGTTTGCACGATCCGAGTATTGGGGCTGGTACCACAGAGTTTATCGACGGTCAGACGCCCTTCTACATAGTCTGCTGCTGGCGATGGAAAGCCCACGATTACAGCCCTCCATTCGGGTTGTAAAGCTGGAACGTGCGATCGTCACCTTCCTGAGTTGAGACGTCGCGGAATGTTGTCACGTAGTGCTCTATCCACTGGTTAGCCTGGCGCGGTGACCAGTGCCAGTTATATCTCTCCAGTTCCTGCAGAAATCGCCTGGTGGTGAGGATGCGCTTTCCGTTAGGCAGGATATCTATTGCGTTCCGGCACGCCGTCTCGATTTCGTATAAACGCGGCATACTTCCCCCTATCAAATATACTGTATATAAACACAGTAAATGCATGTGTGCAGCAGATCAATATTGGCAGTGGCTATCAATGATCTGCACAGACGCAACATAATGATTATTCAGAAGCAGGCAGGTACCTATAGATAGTTTTCACGTCTACACCTATCACATCGGCTACCTGCTGCCGGGTAGCGCCGTTCTCCAGCATTCTGCGACACCGCTCAACCACTTCTTCAGTCATTACCCGGCGGCGACCGCCGACTCTCCCCTGCTCCCTCGCTGCCGCTAAACCCGCTCGGGTTCGCTCGACAATCAGCTCTCTTTCCATTTCCGCCAGGGCGCTCATGACGTGGAAGAAAAAGCGGCCTGCTGGCGTGCTGGTATCAATGCTGTCTGTAAGGCTACGAAAGTGAATACCTCTATCCTGCAGCTCTGAGACCAGAGTGATGAGGTCACGAACACTACGCCCAAGGCGATCCAGCTTCCAGACCACGAGAGAATCACCAGGTTTTAAACGACGAATAGCACGCCTAAGCCCTGGGCGTCTGGCGTTTTTCCCGCTCGCTGTGTCCTCGAAAATCTGCTCACATTCTGCGCGAACCAGCGCGTTTTTCTGCAAATCGAGGTTTTGATCGCCGGTAGACACCCGCGCGTAGCCAATCAGCATTATGCAACCCTTTGAAAAGGCAGATTGTAAATTGCCGATATTGTTCGCGTAAACCTGGGTTCAGGCGAAGGCTTTGCTTTGGTGGGGCAGGTATCATCATTTATTGCTCTGCGCTCTGTTGTTCCTTCATATGAAGGTCAAAGTATTTTATTGCGCGCCCATCCTGTCGGTTGGGCCGCAATGTCTCACGGTCCCGTTGGTGGCGGAGAATTTATTTCAAGGCGAGGCTCAGCTGAGGATGATGGTGGTTATATATGCGTGCCGACAGGTCAATCTGAGTACTACTGGCAACGCATCCCAAAAAACCCCGGCAAAGTCTGCGCGACAGAGTTCGGTCTTTATGATGGTGCTGCTCTTGACGACATCTGGACCAGTGCAATTAACTATTGCATTAAGAACTCCATTGGTTACTTCTCAACCCCGTCACTGGGGCCTGCCGGGTATACGTTAGTTGGTGGGCTGGAGTTCATTAACTCAACAAACGGGCTTATCATTGAAGGCCCCGGAATGGGAACAAAGGGCAACATTCCAGTAATTACCCATACCGGCGCAAACGTCGCCCTGACGTTTAAGCGTACTACGCAGGCTCAGAGCCTTTTTAATGCGGTCATTCTCAAAAATTTCACAGTAGTTGGGAATGCTCTCGCTAGTGCTTTTGTCAGGTTTTCTGATTTTTATGGCGGTTCAGTATTTGACTCCGTAATTCGAGATTACACTACTGGAACAGCAATAGATGTATACAACGACAAAGGATGGACTGAAGTTATCAGGGTAGATAATGTCGTCGTCAGGACGTCACAGCGTGGGATCTGGTTCCACTCAAACCCTGCATCTACTGACGATCAAACGCTTTCGTTTTATGGCGCCAGCATTTCCAACTTTGGCTTCCAGCACGGAATCACTGCGGCGTCATATGGCATCTATGTCGGTGACGGCTCACGCGCAGATAATTTGTATAACTGCGATATCGACATGATGGGATGGTGGGAGGTCGGCGGTAACAGCACGGCACTTTATGCAGCTGATAAAGCGCGCGTTGATGGTTTTGCCAACTTCCGATACGACGGTTTTGCCGCAAGCCCAATTACATCAAGCTCTCAACCATGCCGTCTTGTGAGGAAGGCTGGTCTGACAGGCTACATTAAGTTGAATTGTAAAAATTACAAGCACCAGGCTGGTCTTGGATTAACTTCTGGAGTTACGCAATTAACGATCCGTCCGTGGCTGGCGCTTGCAGAGGCAGTTGCTGGTGTGGCTACTCCGCATCCAACTCTCCCTGGTGAGTCAATAATCTCTACAGTCGGATTGAAGTGTAAGTTGGAAGGTACCCTGTTTAAGGGGCAGAACTCTGTAGTATCTGTTGTTGGGTTGCCTCCATTCCATCGATACAAGGTTACTACGCGCTGCGGATTGTCGAGTACCGCTCAGCAGCAATATATTGTTAACATTCCAAATGGAGCTAACGGTGGCATCACCACCCGCACGGATTCAGTTCCTTCTGTCACTACCAGAACCGACACGAAAATAAGCGGCACCACCGCAACAAGTGTATCAAACTCAACGGCGAAGAATAAAAACTTCGAGCCAGTATTTATTACTAATGCTGGAAATCTTCCTGATAATACATTTAGCGAAACAAATAAGCAGGGGTTCGATATTCATCTGGATGGCACACAATCAAACGTTATTAATGACGAGTATCCTGTATCCATTGAAATCGAAGCTATCGATTGAACTATTTATTAAAATGTTAAGATGTCGCGAAATTGTTCCTCTACACATAAGGAATTAATTATGAAAAAAATCATGAGGTGAAAAATGGTTACCTGGAAGTGGGGTAATTTTATCTATCCATACGTAATATTTAGTTGGGGCACTGTAATGCATCAGGTTTTTGCTTCCGAAGCATGGATTGTAGTTTTGATTACTTCGATTCTCCTGGCGTTCAGATTACATAAGTGCTAATGGTGTTTAAATATCACAACGCGATTTATTGTTCATTAAAAATCCGCCAGTTTAACACTGGCGGTGAATTTTACTCTGAAATCTCTTTTTTTAGTGCCATTTCTGCATCCTCAAAAATTGTTGCAAGGTCAGTAAATTCGAAAGAGTAGTAGAGCTGACCTGTAGCCTCCAGCCCCTCAACCTGCGTATCAAACAGCACCGTTGCAGTAGTCCCGTTGATACTGTCGACCCCTTTGGCGGTATATGTCACAGCTACAGGCGCGGCACTAAGCGGCTCAACGAGATTAAGGTATGGGATGGTACGAAACGACTTCAAATTTTGCGTGAGGGTAAATGACATTTTAGACTCCTGCTACCCGTGAAACTTCAACCCAGCCCTGACGGAACGATGTGTTCATCGCCATCAGGGTTATCGTACATGCAGCCGTTACCGCACCACCCGGAAGGAAAATATTACCGCCGGCAATCAGGCAATTTGATGTGTCTGCACATCTGACAACCATACGCTTCCCTGTATGGCAGTATCCGATGTTGGCTACATTTCCCGAGGCATTCCACGTCCAGGATTCATCATAACCAAGAGGGTCTGTACCCTCAGAGAGCGTCAGTGCTGAAGACTGAATTGATTTACCCCTCACGTTGATTATTGACTGCCGACGGGATGCGGTGGTCATTGCCGTATTGGTGTAAACGGTTCCCGCCACACTGCCGTTATATTTATCAACGTTAACGTCAGCCTTAACCGATGACGCGGCAACATTAAACAGCGATGTCTGGTAATCGCTGGTAACTGCGCCTAACAATGTCAGGTTTTCGATGTCAATCTTGCAGTTCCAGTTGATGTACATGAAGGTATTAGGCCGCGCCAGGCGGATAGCCTTGGCCCGGAAAATAACTTCGCCCTCAAAATCAAACGGTGAGAGCTGATTTGCCCCGTTATATCCGTACCCATCAACATGCATCATGTCGATATCGGCAACCAACTGGACGCAGGCGGTCGCTGAGTTCCAGTTAGTGCGATGTATCCTGAACCAACGCAACCCAGTGTACCCGCCCAAATCTGACGGACTCATAAACGAGCCGGCACGGATTGATACGTGTCGGGCATTGCTGTCCAGCCAGTAGACGGAAATATTAGCTGGATGGTTTACGAATACGTTATCAAATTTGACGCCCTCTGATGTGGCCCCGTAAATCTGATTAACAGGCACAAGGTTGTTTCTGCTGTTATTTTCAAATTTACACATCCCGCCAAAGAGAATGTTGTTTGACCCACCACGAATATAAGAGACGCCTGAATAGTTGTTTTCAAAATGGCAGCTCATGTATCTTATTGCATTACAGTTATCATACTGATTCAGCATGTTAATCTGATGCGTTACTTCTGAGCTTGCAGTGAGGAACCGGCCTCCGGAGTTGATCCTCACCTGATTAAATACCCCGTCCATGACATCCGTCATATCGAATGACGAAAGTGGAGGCGACCAGACCTGCACGTTCTCTATCGCAAAATCCCAGCCGACGCCGTAGAATTTAAAGATTCTTTTACGAATCCAGCTCGCAGTTTCCCCAAGCACTGAGAAGTTACTCAGATAAAGTTCGGATATTCTGACCCTTCCTGTTGAATCCCAGCCGGCTGAGCTGAAGTCAAACAGATAATCATCATCTGAAGCTGCGCTGGGATGTATAGCAAAGATGGTCTGGAATATCCCCTCGCCGCACATTGCGAAGGGGCCAAAAGAAAGTTCGACTTTCGTTTTGATGTGCAGCAGACCTGCGGGGAGATTGATTCTGCGTCTGGGAATATGCTCTACGCTGGTTGAACCTAAAGAACTCATAGCGGCAATGGCGCGGTTAAGCCCAAGACCATAATCAACAAAACCATCTACAACATCCGTGGCGTATACAAAATCCAGAAGGTTAATACTGTCCCAGTTTTTGTCGTGCTGAGTCCTGGCTACAGCCCCTGTGTATGGTTGTTTGACAGCAAGCAGTGTATCCCCCATTCCCTCTTCACTTGAACCCAGGTTTGAGCGAAGAGCCGCGTCACCGATGTTCGACCATTTCCCTGTGGGGTTTGCAGCCGACCACACACCGCCATCGTTCTCAGGAGAATCTCCGGCAATGACGTGTTCAAGCTCACCAAGGTATTTGTACCAGGAGCCATTGTAGTAGACGATCTGCTGGCGATTATCTACAGCCAGACCAACAGCCCAGTTGCCAAGCTCCTGCCAGCCAATAGATGCAACCGCCTGCTCGCCACGCCCCGTGATATACGTGATGAAGCGACTGAAGATCATCTCCATGCCGTGCCAGGTTTTGCGAAGCACACCTAACCGGTCCTCTAACTCCTCTTTTGTCCTGTCGTTAACGAATTTATCCACGTTTTCAGCGTTATCGTACAGGTCCTTTACGGCGGCGGAACCTAAAGGATTTTTCGTTTTATATGTGCTCATAGTCGCCCTATAACAAAAAAACCCGCCGAAGCGGGTTGTTGAGAGTTATTTCTGTTTTATGCAATGTCGCCGGGATAAGTGGCGTTGTCGTAGTCGTAGAAGGATGCGCGGTACTCTTTGGCGGTAACCTGACACGTCCCGTCTGATTGTGGGGCAATCTCCTCAACAATGGCGTCATAGACATGACGCGTTGAGCCGCAGAACACCAGGCGGACTGGCTCAATGGCTGGTGAAGTCTGGTCAATCTTCAATGGGTCATCAAAATCACTCAGATGGGGAACAGACAACTGATAATCCCCCACTCTGCTCGCCACCATCAGACCGGATGCAGAGCCATCCTGATAGCGGATCAGCGCACGGGGGTTTTCGAAAGACCAGTCAAGCAGCTCCGTAACGGTGAAGGTTGTCACGCCACCAGCCGTTGTCATCGCCTCCACCAGACAGGAAATCGTGTTGTTCCCAGGTATATCGTCTGTCAGTACAATCCGATCGCCCGTGTTGTAGCAGAGCGCATCCAGCTCGGTGGTGGTCTGGTATGTAACCCGCTGCTGAAGATACTTCATCAGGCGACGCATGCCGATCTGGTAGGCGTGATCCTGATTGAGCACCCCATCGAGTTTGTAGTTCTCGATTTTCACCGGCGTGGGATTATCGGGTGTCCGACATTTAACAGTCTCCTCTGCCCAGGTGACGCCGTTGATGTACGTCACGTCGACACCATCAAAATCATCGTCAGACGGCACGGTAAATCCGCTCTGCAGCTCCTCCACCATCTCATGCGGCGTTATGATCCCCGTCCAGGGCTTAATCCCCTCGCGGTTGACCGTCGCAAGGCCATCGCTTAACAGGAAGCGGGATTTCCCGGCACTGGCTATCATCTGCAGCATTTCCAGCGCCGAGATACTGTCGCCGGTGGCGAAATCGAAATTTTCGCCCCTTGGCGTCCAGTACGCTGATTCCAGCGCTTCGATGGTATCGACGTCCATCTCCAGCCCCAGCGAGCTCCCGACATGCAGCAGCGCCCCCGAAATGGTTCTGGCCGTTCCTGAGTCATAGGAACGTGTTGCCACAACGTTTACGCGGCGGTCCGACTGAGCCGCCAGCTTCCCGCCCGTCTCAACGGTCACCGCCATCAGCGACACATCGGGATAGGATGAAGGACGTGTCAGCAGTCGCCCGCGCAGTGCCTGCCAGTACATCGAATCCCTGGCGTTGTTTGAGCCCTGCTCATTGCGCCGACGACAGCGAACTTCCACCAGCCCCGGAGAACTGAGGGTGATCCGCTCAGTGAAACCTAACCCGTTGATGTTTTTCAGCGCGTACTCGCCCTGGTGACTAACCCACCCCGATCCGGAACCGTAGACGCGATACTGTATCTCCCACTCAACGTGGCGAATCCGTTTTTTGCCCTTACTGTCAAAGCCGCAAATACCGTTCGGGAAAGAGAAATTCACCTCGAACATATCGACGGTCTCATTTTCAGGGCAAACCAGGAACGGCCCCAGCCAGCTCAGCGTGTCGTTAAGACCAGTGGCCTCATAGTCGATCATCGTCCTGGCGGTGAATCCCGGCCACGACTCATCAACGGACCCATTAACCAGGCGCGCCACTGTCGCCGTTGTGCCGTCGGCAGAGACGATCTGGTACTCATTCCCGCGGTGAGCAAGTGAAAGCCGTTGCACACCTTCAGGCATGCCCGAGAATGCGGTTCCCGTAGCGCTGGTATAGGCGAGTGTCACATTTGCGGTTACCGCCGGGCTGCCACCGGTTGATGCCGTGCCGGAGGTGTAAACCGGGGCATCACCGAAAACGGCTGCAGGCAGCGAGGAGGATGTGATTGCCCCACCAACGAACGGACTGGCCGCCTCGGTTATCAGTACCGTACCGCCGTTGTCCCGCGCGACCAGGCCGGAACCAGTGAGCCCCTCGGTGATGGCCGCCAGCAGTCCCGACATCGAGGTGTAGTTCGCTACCAGCGACACCGCATAGGTGGTGCCCTGCCATGTGATCATGAACGTGGTGGCGCTGGTCGAAAAGTCGTAGGTGACAGGAGCGGCACTGGACTGAATTTTTGCCGCACTGCCACCCACTCCAGGTACCGCATCCTGACCCGGGGTATAGGACGCAATGACGAGGTCATAATCGACACTGTTGAAACTCAGCGTCACCGGCATACCCGCTACGGGAGCAAGTTCGGTAAGCAACGAGCTGGCAAAAACACTGTAACCAGAAGAAGTGGAGATCAGATAATTTGTCGGCGCCTTAATTTCAACTATGGCCCCCGTTACCCAGCTGTCCGGGAGAGAATTATCATCCTCGTCGTCATCGTCACCATCATCCGTATCAAGACCTGTAAACGTTACGGATGCACCAGAAACCGTCATGCTGTCAGCGATAATATCGTCGGAATCAGGTGAGGTCTGGGCCATATCCAGCCCTGTTCCGCTTGATGTTCCACCGACCTCTGTCGAGTTGAACCAGTTCTCGCTGCGCTCATCGCCGGAAACATCCGCGCCGGGCGGAAAATAGATGATGCTGAATCCCGGCAGCGTTGAAGCTGGCGTACTGCCAACCCGGATATCACCATTGGTATAAATCAGTTCACCGACACCGAGACACAGCAGCATCTGGACGCGCATTTTCGTAGGATCAGCAGCGTCGAACCGGGTCACAGGCTGGACCACATAATCAGGGTAGATACGCACCCGGCCAAACACCTCGCGAATCGGATCACCCAGCTTTGCGGTATTTGCCTTCGCCGGGTTCAGGTCGAGACTGCGCCCTGTGGATGATGTATAGCCCCCCGTATCGATACTGCTCATCATAAACAGCGAATAAGCTGCTGCAGCAACGGAGATGCCGACACCTATCCACGCGATGGTGGCGGCCTCCAGCCCGAAGGGCACCGGATAAAGCCGGACATCACTTTCAGGGTGGATCACGCAAGTAGCCCACTCGCCTGGCGGAATGGACAGACCGTCAACCTCAATGGTTAACGGCGGTACATCCCGATCCTCGTAACCTTCAACATTCACCGCCAGCCAGTTTCGAAGGCTGGTTACGCCATGTTCATGCGTTTCGAGAGGTTCACCGGGAAGCCGG